TCTAAATGGGCCGGGCTTTGTAAAGTCACCCATTGGTTGATATTTGGCTAATGCCATTTCATCAACTTCAGACTCCTTAAGAAATTCTATTGCTCTCATTAGTGTTTCAATAGTAATGTGCTTAATACACCAGCATCTTTAGCAGTTAAGTCAGGTTCACCAGGAGTAATAATAACATTATACTTCAACGGTGATTTATCTTTACCCTTTGCTTTACTTTCCCACTCACTATAACTTAGTATGCTGTTAGCACTAAGTCCGTATTCTTTTGCCAATCTTTGTTTTAGTTCAGGTAACTTGTCAGGTATCACTTGCCATTGGCCTTCTGGACCCTTAACTAAGTTCTTCTTTTCGTCCTTAACTAATAAATCATAGAACAATTCGCTAGGAACAATTCTACTGTTCTTTGTCTTTGATAAGTCACTATCAGCACCCTTTACTTTTTTCTCTTGTGAACTGCTTGCTCCTTCACTCCAGTTAATCATAAAGTTCTTTGGCTTATTACCTAATGCTACATCAGCAACTTTAGTGTATGCATAGAAGTCAACGTTTGGTAATGAATCTGCTAACTTAAATGCCATACTTGCATACTCTGGGCTAAAGAAGTCACCAGCATCATGCCAGCGAATACTTACTTTGTAACCGCCTTTTTTACCTTTTGCTTCTTCTTTACTAATCTCTGCTTTTAGTTGGTTAAAGAATCCTTCAGGATCATTTAGTAAGTAAGTTAATATTCTACCATCGCTTAGCCATGGACCTTGGAATTGTACCTTACCGCCCTTCATAGCAAAGCAATCTACTTTACAACTACCTGCACCTGGGCAAGTATTAACGATAATCAATTCGTTTGTATTCTCATCTAGTGCTATACCAACTAGTGCAGCAAAACCAACGTTGAAGAACTGTTCTTCTTCACCATCACTATGCTTCATCTTCTCATTCTTTTTAAGAAGTGCTTTTGGTCTTTCTGCTAATGCTTGTTTGATAGCGTCAGTATTGTACTTTTTACCCTCTTCGTTATAATAACTTACTACGCTACTACGATGGATATATGGGAGTTTGTACTTGTCAGTTTTCTTCTTTTCTCTATTACGGATACGATCCAAATAGTCTGTTAGTTCTGGGTCACCAATAGGTCTAGTTGGTGCAGCCAACTTAGTTGCCTCATCCACATTTTCATCACCTGCATCAGCAACAAACTGCTGAGGGGTCATAATTTTGATGCCTTTGGGTGCACCGGGTAATTTTGGCTCAACGCCTTCCATTAATTCTACTATATTCATGACTTTGGGTTCCAAATAGGTTGACAATAACTACATATATATTGTACACTTGATTATATATTTATCAACTTTGGTTTACTATGCACACTTTCGACATGTCTGTACAACGCATTGGTTTTGCTTGCAAATGGGCAGAAATCAATAAGAAGGGCGAGATTGCCAGCACTGAGGGCCTCAATACAGGTGGCACTACTCATGCATGGGCCAAACGTCAGAAGTCTCGACAAATCGTTGAGGACAAACTGATTGACGTAGCCAAACGTAACATTCTTAATACTCATGCACTTGTTAAGAAAGTCGCAGAGTTGCCGCGCGGGCTACGTATGTTGCGTCTTACTAGCGACATGTTTTCGTTCTATACTATGGACGAGTACAAAGACTTTTGGCATAGCACTGATGTTCAAAACTCACTTGAACGTTGGATGGCGCCAATCGGTGAAACTGCACGTGCTAACGATGTTCGTGTATCGTTTCACCCCGATCAGTTCGTTGTACTTGCAAGTGATCGTCCTGAGGTAGTAAATAAGAGTATCGAGGAGTTTGAGTACCATGCAGATATGGCCCGTTTCATGGGATATGGTAAATCGTTTCAGGACATTAAAATCAATGTCCACATCAGTGGTCGCGCCGGCCCCGAAGGCATCAGGCGGGCCTACCAGCGACTCAGCCCCGAAGCAAGAAACGGACTCACAATCGAAAACGAAGAAATCAGTTGGGGTCTCGATTCGTGCCTAGAGTTGGCTGATCTTGTTCCCATCGTACTCGACATTCATCACAATTGGATTAAAACTGGAGAATACATTGAAGCAAATGACGACCGTGTTAAAAAGGTTATTGATAGTTGGCGTGGTGTGCGCCCTGCTATACACTACTCCGTATCTAGGGAAGATGTACTTACAAGCCATCCCCGACACGAACGCCCCTCTCTTGTTCCGTTGATGGAGAGTGGTCACAATAAACAAAAACTACGTGCCCATAGTGACTACTATTGGAACGATGCAGTAAATGATTGGGCATTGACACACAATGCATGGGCTGATATAATGTGCGAGAGTAAGGCTAAAAATCTAGCCAGTTTTGCATTGTATGATAGATACAAGTCATGAGGATAAAATATGTTTGATAAATTAAAGAAATGGTTGAGTGGAGAGAATGATCCTGCTTTTGCTAAGCCGGTAGAAAAACCTAAGGTTGAAAAGAAACCTAAACAACCACGTAAGAAAAAGGAAGTAGTATTATCTAGCAAAGAACAGGCTACTGCTAATAACGAACCGTATATCGCTATACTAAAGGTTGACATTGATCCTAACAATATCAATAACGGTGCATTCGAATTAGACTGGAATGATAAGTTTGTCATCAATCTAACTAAAGCAGGTTTTAAGATTAAACCCACTGATACTGATGCAGAGATCGTAGATCGTTGGTTTCAAACAGTGTGTCGCAATATTGCTTTAGAAATCTACGAACAGGAAGAAGCGGATCCTAGCAAACGCAATGATGTTAGAGTTATTCAAAGTAAAGATATTGGAAACGGAAGATCAGAGGTCAGTTAATGTTTAACGACATTTTTTTAGATAAACCTGATTTTTATTTTGATGTGGGCAGTATGCAACATCACCGAGAGGTTTATAAAATACTTAGAGATAATGGTATTAGTAAGATGTATGCTTATGCCATAATGTATAGAAAAAATTTCTTAGAATATGAATTTTTAAAAATAGGTGAGAGTTGTCCAGAGCCTGGTGAAAATACTCAAGAGGCAGTAGGTGAAAGATTAGGTCGTCAACTAAGTTGGGGTGACGGTTGGGGATACAGAAAGCCAAAAAGTGATCATGGGTTCGATTTCTACAATAATATTGTAGAAGAAATTAATTTAGGAAACCTTCCTTCATATCTTACAAACAGAAAATATTGGTGTGTAGGTGTTTGGAATTTAGATAGTCGAATAAGTCAAGTTCAGAATTTTATTAAAACTGAACGTGATATTACTCAATGGGTAGAGGGTGAATTGGCTAAACAATACAAACGAAAAAATCTTTGTTTGCCTATTCTTAATTATAAAGATCCCACAAGCAACAGAGCGTATAAAGAATGTAACATTAATGTTGCACACTATACCACATTATTTGAAAGTGCATAAATGCTGATTCCTCTACCGCCCCTAGATGAAAATAATTATGCAGATTTATATCAATCATTGGGCGTGGATACAGTAGTAGTAAACACTAATGCGTTTACCACTATAACTAAAGATAATGCCATTGCTATCGCAAAGTATATAGATAGCCATCGTAAGGAAACAAATAAAAACAAAATATGTTTTGATATTACCAGTGAAGGCATTACATATCATCAAATTAATGTATGTAACAAAATAATACTAGAACTGATAGAGATAGACAACACCAAATACCATCCTAGAAATTTTTATTTGGCTTTAGGATGTGCTCCAGACACAGTAAATGTTACTTACTATAAACAGCATTGTGAAAGATTTAACTGGGTAGAAGTAAACTGTTTATTCAAAAATAATCTTGAGGTAACATCTGCTAATAACTATGTCCATTGGAATCCTGATTCAGGAACAATTAATAATGAGCCTAAGATAAAAAATAAAAAATTCATGTCACTGAACAGACATGTAAAATGGGAACGTTTACACATTGTAGCACAGATTATAAAGCGAAACTTATTAGATAAAGGTTATGTTTCGTGTTATTTGAATAGTAAAACCGTTAACTTAGATTTTGACACGGATTCTATTTTAAGAGGATTGCATCATTATTTGCCTAACACCTACTTAGAGACAGAAAAAATCATACAGGATAATTGGGATTTGTTCCCTCTCAATCTAGATTTAGAAAATTTAGATTATTCTTCAGTTATTTCTAATATTCACAAAGTAAACAATACTCAATTGTATTCAGATTGTTATTTTGGAATAGTTACTGAAAGTAAATTTTTCCATGATAAAGATCCGGGTAACATATACCTTACTAACCCTGCGTTAAGTGGAGTATCATTAGATTGCTATATGTTTACTGAAAAGATTTATAAATTTATATCTACAAAACTCCCATTTATTTTGGCTGGGTACACAGGATCGTTAGATGTATTAAAACGTGCCGGATATAAAACCTTTCACCCATATATTGACGAGAGTTATGATAAAATAGAAAATGACGAAGAAAGATTGCAAGCCATATGTGACGAAATGGAAAGGTTATGTTCTAAGTCAGACCAAGAGTTTTTAGAATGGCAACGTGTACTACAACCAATTGTAGACCATAATTATAACTTGTTAAAAGAACAGCGTAATATCCACCTAATCTATAGAATCAGATAAATGGATAAATTAGTTACCCAAATGTGTTGATTTATAATACTATTTTGCATATAATATACGTATATTATCAACTTACCAGCGAGTTTACATGAATTACGCACTAATCGATACTGCTAATACATTCTTCCGTGCCCGTCACGTTGCCAGTCGCAATAGCGATACTTGGGAAAAGATCGGCATGGCATTGCACCTTACACTAGCAAGTGTCAATCAGATTGTGCGCAACCATAAGATTGATCATGTAGTGTTCTGTCTTGAGGGCCGTAGTTGGCGCAAAGACTATTACAAGCCATATAAGGCTAATCGTAAACTTGATGAATCTGCTATGACTGAGGCAGAGATTGAAGAAAACAAAATGTTTTGGGAAACGTATGAAATGTTTACAACTTTCTTGCGTGAGAAAACTAATGTGTCTGTACTACGTGAACCTAACGCTGAAGCAGACGATTTGATTGCACGATTTATTCATCTACATCCAAATGACACGCATTACATTATTTCTTCTGATACTGATTACGTTCAGCTTATTGCTGAAAATGTGTTCCAATATAACGGAGTCAGTAACGAACTCATCACCTTACAAGGATATTTCAAAGATAACGGTAAGCCTGTAGTTGACAAAAAGACTAAAGAACATAAGTTGCTTGAGGATCCGCAATACTTGCTATTTAAAAAGTGTATGCGTGGTGACGCAACGGACAATGTGTTTAGTGCTTACCCAGGTGTGCGTGAAAAGGGTAGTAAAAATAAAGTTGGTCTTGTCGAAGCCTTTGCTGATCGTACCAAACAAGGCTTCAATTGGAACAACATGATGTTGCAACGTTGGATCGATCACGAAGGTGTAGAACAGCGTGTACGTGATTGCTATGAGCGTAACCGCACATTGATTGACTTGACTGCCCAACCCGATGACGTTAAAGTTAAGGTTGATGATGCTATTCGAAATGGTGTGCGTATAACCACCACACCGCAAGTTGGTGTTCACTTTATGAAGTTCTGCGGTAAGTATGAATTGCAGAAAATCAGCGACCAGGCTGATAGTTATGCTAAGTGGTTGAATAATCCTTATACAGGTGAATTAGCAAATGTTTAAGGTTACTCAAACATCTATTCGAACACTTAAATCAGGTGATCCAAAGTTTCATATTATTGATGGATTAGTTATGGCACCCAGAGCAGGATTTGAAATAACATCCGGTTGTCCATATGCCTATAGGCAGATTATACAAGAATGTATCAGTAACGGTTGGCTCAAGCCTGTTGCTAATATTAAGGACAATGAATTGTTTTGGGAGGCATTTCAAGAATGAATGATAATAATCTGTTATGTAAGGATTGCATTCATGCATTCGTTCCATGGCATGATTATCTTAGTTCAAAATTGACTCCCGGGCACCATTGGTATAAATGCAAAAAGTCAGGCAAAAAAGTAGAAGTAGATTTCAATCCTGTAACAGGTAGTAAAACACTTCCAGCAGATTATAAGAGTTGCTACCAAGAACGTGGGTACTCTGGTGAATGCGGTAAAGAAGGAAAATATTGGTCACCAAAACATAAGTATGATCTGTTTAAATTGTTACAAAGATGATAGATGTAATAACATTAAAAACTAAAGGACATAGTTCCTATGATGTTTTTTATTGGAAAGAGTTATCCGGCGGTGGTACTAGTTTTGGGTTAGAATATCCATCAGTTATAAGTGATTTATATCCTAACAGAGTTTTTGACACATGCCTGGAATGGTGTGCTGGTCCAGGTTTTATAGGATATAGTATTTTAGATTACGGGTTATGTAAAAATTTAGTCCTAATAGATTTATATCAGCCTGCTATTGTTATGGCGAATAAAACTGCTAAACATAATAACATAGAAAGTAAAGTTAAAACCTACGTAAGTGACAATATCAATATCGTGCCTAATTCTATTAAATTAGATTTAGTAGTTGCTAATCCTCCCCACTACAACAGGAAATTACCTGTTTATAATAGGGTAGGAGGTGATTTAAATTGGGATATACACAGAGACTTCTATAAAAATATAGGAAAGTATCTAACTGATGACGGTATAATCTTGATGCAAGAAAGTAAACACGGCTCGACAGAAAATGATTTTTCTGATATGATTAACGAATCTAATTTAAAAATTACTAACGTTTTTGACAGCCCAAACTTTGGAAAAAGACCAAATTTAATTTACTATATTCAAGTAGAGAAGCAATGAAAAAAATCTTTTATGAAAAAGTAGGACGACGGTATAAGCCTGTCAGTGAGTACGACAGCGACTTCCTAGATTCCTTTACAAAGGGTACTCATCTTGTTATGAGTTATCCCGGTGGCAAGTCTATTCGCTATAATATTGACCCTAACTATGCGGCTATGATTGCCGCCGGTCGTGTTGCTGAAGATGCGGTGTCTGATGCTATTAGAAAGGCACTAGACCTTAGGCCGCAAAAACAACCTATCACCGAACATCAACAAAAACTATGGCGTGAACTTGCTGAAAGTTTTAAGCAGGATGATTATCCAATTATTCGTCCGGCTGCTAGGGATGCGGCCGAGGCTGCTATTAAGGCTATGACACAAGAAGCCGAAAAATTAATGGCTAATCCAGGAGTCAAAAAAGCATTTGACCATTTTTTACTGGTCGCCGAACTTACTAAAGAAAATGACACTAAATAAACAACGGAGGGCAAATGTCAAATACATTAATTGCTAAACCAATTATTAAAAATCAATATTGGGTCGTAACAGACGGAGACAGAAAAGTAGGGAATGTTATTGCAGATGGGTCAGGTTATGAGGTTAAACTTAACGGAAACTTGACACATTTTAACAATACTCAGGATATTCAGCGTAGGGTAAACATACGTTTTCAGCCCATGAAGTCTAACAAGACTAAGGCTGAATTGCCCTACCCAGAGTTTCCTACAACTGCAAAGACACATAATAGCATTTTCGATATTAAGCGAAAACTACATCTATTTACCAAATCTAAAAAGAGTAAATGCTATCATGCCGCTGGATGGTACATTCTGAATCAAAATGGGACAGAACAAGTCACATTTTGTCCAAAATACATCTTTATCCAACGTTACCCCTATAGAGGACCATTTAAAACTGAGGACGAAGCAAAAAATCAGATAAATATCTTATGATACATATAAGACGTTTCTTGGATAAAATGTCGGTGGCTGAGAGTAAAAAGACCAAAGACATAGTTATTCCAATAGATGATGCAAGAGGGCTTAGGGACGAACTTGCCAAGTTATTGTCAGATTTATACGAGAGAGAAAAAACTAAACCAGAACCTGTAATAGAAGTTCAAGTGAAGGGCGGATCATTTAAGTGAGTAGAACACAACCAAAAATTATTTTAGAACATGTGGATAAAATCACATACAAGTGTGACCAAATCGTAGAGGCTAGTGGTATCTGGGCCGTGTTCTATGATGACCAACCTATCAATCTTAAAAGTCAACATTATTTGGCTAACGAGGCTGCACCTAAATATAAAAAGACTAGTTTTAGCAACCCGGGACACGCAAGAAACCTTTGCCGTAAACTAAATGCACAATTTAAAACAGATAAGTTTACGGTTGTCTTTATGAACTCGGGTAGAACTGTATACCCTGATGACCGCTCATAAATCAGTAAAACATAAAATTACAGAAGCAGTATTGGCTGAGATTCCAAAATCACATAGAATTTACCATGAATTACCCATTGATGATGTAGTATTTAAATGGTGGTTCACAGGCAGACAAGATGGCCTTCGTTTAACAGACGAAGGCGTCTCCGCATTTCAATTGGCAGATATTGAATTCTATGACCATGAATTCAAGCAAGAGGGAAAAAGTTATCACAACTTTGTGCTTGAATTAAACAAAAAAATTAGTTGCCCTTATTACCTCGGCGTAAATAAAAAAGATAAGTCAAAAACATTCTATATTAGATTGTACGATAGTAAGGTTTCTATGCTAATGAACTTATACGGAAATCTACATGAATACTTGAATTCAATAAAGGTGAAAAAATGACAGAAGAAAAGAAAAGCAAAAATCCATTTATTAACATGGCGTTAGAAGCAAAAAAGAATAAAGCCGCTTTTACTCAGGGCAAACAGGGAAAGCCTATTCCAAAGTCTAATAAAGGCTTTGGAGGACCTAGTGTGGTTCGTAGAAGTGGGCGAGGAGGTTAAAATTCCTGTCAACGGATATAACGTGTCATGCGTTATATATTATACACAGCAACAATTTCGT